AGCAACGACCCCCTGCCGCCGCCAAGACTACCTAACCGGCCTAATTTTCCCAATCCAAACGACATAATAGCTATTTTTAAATAACCTCAACTTCGGTAATGTTTAAAGTCCCACCGATTACGGATATTCTTTGACCATCATAAACTGGCTGGTAAGACGACATCCCGTCCTTCATCCTTGTGGATGTAGTGGCAGTGGCTATGGCTTCTGCCCCTATGGAAACCCAACAATCAGTCTCGGCTACCAATAACAGTAAATGATCCCCTTCTATTGCATCGGTATGCGCCTCTGCGCTTACGCCTAAATTACTGGCTTCCCCCCAAGGGGCTACTTGTATCGCGTTATTTTCCTTATCGTAGGGAAAAAGGAAATTTATAAATTTTTTTAAATTTGCCATTTTATTCTGATGTTACGTTAAACCAAATCCTCGTTGTTAAAAGCCCGGTATGGAATTTCATAATCACACCGTATATCGTTTGCCCATTCATAACCCCAATTACTTTGTAATTGGCCAATATGGGTTCTGTAATTTCTTCTTTAGTATATAAAACATAATCATACAACATTGCTTCTTTTTGATTGGACATCCCATCGCCACCGGTTACTTGTATTTTACAATCGCCAGTGATTATGTCTTCCCATTCTTCTTCCTCCTGCGGTTCTGCTGTGTTTTTAGATACCGTAAATGTATGTGGCCACCGAACAAAACTTCCCCTCGCAGCCATTTTACCACATATTAGTCGCTACCCCCGACACAATCCTTGTGCTTTCAACGACAGCTTCGCCCCATTTGGTATAAAGACTGTTTGCAAAAGCCAATATCCTATCTCGGTCAACAAAATATTCACTGCCAGTTGTTTCTTGAGAATCTCCATCCCTTAAGGTATAACTACCTTTGTTTGGAGATGTAACATAAATCATAAGGGCATCTGCCCATGATAATTCTTTTTGCCTTACTGTTAATGTAGAAGTATCGGCGGTCAACCCTATCTCCCTGTCTTCCAAAATAGCCTGTACTGCCAAATCAGAGATGTCGAACCCTACCTTGCCTTTTATCCATTCAGTTATCAGCATTTTATTTTTGTATTAAAAAAAAAGAGGAAGAGTTGCCTCTCCTCTTTTTAATTATGACCAAGTTGTAGTTGTACTTGTATCCAAGATGATGTGACGTTTTGCAGTAGAAAGGATGGGCATCGCAAGGCATTCGGCTTCAATAGTCTGAATATTTCTTGTGATGTCAAAAGTTTCAACAAGCTTAATACGTCCACCTTCGGTATATGAAATACGGGCTGCGGGGTCGTCAACTGCAATTGGAACTGCATTCTTTACCTTGCCAATAATCCCTGCTCCGGTCAATACAATATTGCTGGCATCCCATGAATTTACGTTCGAGGTGACACCATCAACTTGCAATCCACTGGCTTCGTCAATCAAAGTAATAGGAGGCCAGCCCAATTCGTTCAGGTATTGTTTCAATTGACCCTCACTGATAACCCCGGTAGTGTTTGTGTTGGCATAAAAACCACGTACAGCAGCTACTACGGTAGGATGGGTTTTGAAAGTTAACCAAAGCGTTCTGTGCATATACAGGCGGTCTGCCGGCATGTAATGCTCAATAGCGTAATTAATCACGTCCTGAACATCTGTCAACGGAGTTGCAGTGTTGTCAGTCCATGCGGCATCAACGCCATTATCAAACCCGGCATACAGTTTATTGGCGGTAGGCACGCGTAAATCCAAATCAATCAAAACGCCACCATCGGGGTTATTTGAAGAATTTAAGATAATATGCCCACTTGACATTCCCATGAAAGCCATTGAGTTGATACGGGCATGGATACCAAATTCCACTTTATTGATCGTATTGAAAAATAAATCAAGAATTGGTTTTGAAGCCAAAGTGCCACCTGCGGCAATTATTGCATAATATTGGCGCAAAAGGGTTTCGTTCAAATCATAACCATGTCCCATTTTTGGTATTTTACCCCCATACATGGAAACGCCCTGTACGGAGCGTTTTGGTTTTACGGCACCCACGTCGATGACAGATGCCATGGGAAATAAATCTACTTCGGCTTCCATCGCTTCAAAAGTATCGCTTATCGAAGCGAAATCCCATTCAAAAAAGTTTTTCCATTGGGGCTTATTATAGCGATTCGCCATAACGTTATCCACAAAAGCAGAAAAGTTTCCACCTGCATATTGACCAAGTAGGTCAAATTTATTGAATTGCTGTATCATAGCTCAAATTTTTATTTAGATTCGGAAAAATGAATTTGAGGAAGCGCAGCCCTTTCAATCGCAGCGATCTTTCTGATACGCCTGTTGTAAATAGCCCCTTTATATACAGACGAGCAATTGTATTTCAAATTGTCATCTTCGACTAAAACTCCGGTTTTTGTCAAACCGTTGGCAGTGTACCTTAAAGCGCGCCCGCTTGTTGCAGTCCCGTCGGCTTCTGCCAATATATCGCCCGCCGTTAAGGATACTCCAAGAGTAGTCGTAAGGGTGATAACATCATAAAGGGCATTGGTGGTGTCAATGGAAGCGATAGGATAAGCTGCTGCCGTCCCGGCCAGTGTAGCTTGCTGTTTCATAATGTTCATAGCTACTTTAGCTAAATTACCAAATTTGGTATTGTCTTTAACTATTTTAATAGCAACAGCACTGTCAGTAGCATTTTCATACACCTCAAACCGGAAGCAAACGTAAGCCGTCCTCGCGGATTCGCTTATAAAAATTGGTGTACCCGCAGGGATAATAGCCTCTGCGGCTGGGGTATTCTGGATCGAAAAACCCCCCGGCTCTATACCGAGTTCTTTAGGGTCGATCCAAATGGGTATGTCCCCGCCAAAACTTCTTTCGGCAGAAAAACCAACCCCATTGTACGTTGAAATGGCTCTAAGCATTTTCAGTTACTTTTTTAAAATTTTCGACTTCTTTTTTCTTTTCGGCGAAATAATCTTTAAGCACATTATCAGAACCCATGCCCTGTGAGTTTTCCGGTGGTTTTCCGCCGGGAACCATCAGTCTGGTAAAATCATTGTATTCTGCAATGCCAGTTTCGGCCAACGTGTCGGCTGTATCTTTTTCCCCCGGGGTTATGCGTTCGAGAATTTTTACACACAAGCTTTTTTCAATTCCTTTACTGAGCATGATACCGAGAGCAGATTCTTTAGTTGCAGAAACTTTGTTTTGTACCTTCTGTTGGTTCAGTTCGTCCGCAAGGTTTTTTACGGTTTCCATGAGGGGTTTTAAATAAGCAGGGATTTCGTCTGCTGGAGTAGCTGTTGTAGTCACTGGAAGCTTCTGGTCGCCTGTTTTTTTCTTTAACCCTTCAAGTTCGGTTTCTAATCCTGTGACCCTTCTGTCTGTTTCTTTTTGAAAAATAGTCAATAGATGGGCTGAATTGTCAACGGCAGTACCGATTTCTGATTCTTCCTTAATGGTTTTGCTAAGATATTCGGCAACCCCCTCTAAGGTTTGTTTTCCTAACCCTAAGCTTTTAAACTTAGTTTCAAGAGTACTTAAAATTTTTGTTTTCATCCGTTTTAGATTTTCTTTTAATTATACAAATATACAAATATGTAATTATCTGCATATTTTAATTCATCAAAATTATATAGATTTTATATAGAAACAAAATTTATTTAACTTTGATGAATATTTATAAAAAAATGCCAGAAGTTTTAGAAGAAAAAAAAACGACAGTATTTCGTCCACATGCAGGATTTCAGGAGCAATTCCTATCTACCAATGCCGATATAGCTATTGGAGGGGGAAGCGCAGGTGGCGGAAAAACAAGGGCATTGTTGATGGACGCGTTGTATGATATTGATAACCCTAAATTCGGATATACCTACTTCCGAAGAAACTTAACGCAAATAAAAAAACAAGGGGGGCTATGGGATGCCTCAATGGAATTATATACAGGTGTCCGCCCGGCTGCCACACCAAAAGTTTCTGATTTAAAATGGGAATTTCCATCTGGTGCGAATGTTTCGTTTAATCATATAGAATACGAAAAAGACATCCATTCATGGCAAGGCACGGAGTTGCCAGCAATAGGGTTTGACGAGCTTACGCATTTTTCATTAAATATGTTCTTCTATTTGCTCACCCGTAACCGTTCCACCTCCGGTATCAAACCAAGGATAAGGGCTACGTGTAACCCAGACCCAGATTCGTGGGTTGCTAAGTTTATTGCATGGTGGATTGACGAAGACGGGCTGCCTAATCCAGATAGGGCAGGAAAGATAAGATATTTTCTTCGCAACGGAGATAATATTGAAGATGCAATATGGGGCGACACAAAAGAAGAAGTGTTTAAAAAGGGTAAACATATCCTCGCAAGGATGTCGAAAGCAGAAGGGATAGACCCTATTTTCCTTATAAAGAGCGTTACGTTTATCCCTGGTTCTATTTACGAAAACAAAACATTATTAGCCATAGACCCAGGGTACATAGGTAACTTAGTTACCCAAGACGATGTTACCCGCGCCCAGCTTTTAGATGGTAATTGGAAAGTAAAAGCTTCTGGCAATGAATTAGTTTCCGATTCTACGATGCGCGACGTATTAGATAGGTATCCACAAACTAACGGAAAGAGATGTATAACCGCCGATGTGGCCATGAAAGGCAGCGACAGGATGGTAGTAATGTGTT